AGATGTAAACCAAATGATATATGATAAACCAATCAATATAAACCAAATAAACCACAATTATAAGGGTAGGAATAAGAATAAAAACGTTTTTATATACTGTATAGGGTATAAATATATGCTTTATTTGGTTTATATGTTTGGTTTATGTTATGTTATTGTTCTTTTGGTTTATATATTGTATGTTAAAGTTTCTGAATAAAAAATAAAATTGATTTTTCCTTTAAATGTTCTTGATATATATAAAAGAAGATGACGACGATTACCGAACGAATGACTACCGTATTTCAACGAGCGTTAGAGGTGTGCTGGGATAAGATTCAAACTCATAAAGCTCGTGTTATCAAGGAGGAGGATGAGGAAGATATAAATCGAGATGAATATCATATTATCAAGTTTGATGGCATTATTTTTGAATATGATTTTTGTCATAATGGAGAAGATGAGATAGACTTTGAGTCAGTGAGTGTTCGCTTCATTCTTTATCAAAAATCCAGATGGATTTCTTACCTTACATTTAATGATAAGAATGGAAAGGAACATGCCAAAGAACAGATTAAGTCTTTGGAGGGAAAAATATTTACTCTTTGTGATTGTAATCGAGATTGGACAGTCAAAGATGGATTCTGTGAAAAATGCTATACTCTCGCTCATATCCACAAAGACGACTGTGCTATCTGTATGGATAGAACACTTGGAGTATGGATTCGGTTGCCCTGCTCTCACATCTTTCATAAAAACTGTTGGCAGAAACACCACGAAACTTCTAAAACTGATGAAAAAAATAGAAGTGCTTGTCCACTCTGTCGTTCTCGTTCAAATGCGTGTGAATATAAAGAGATATAAATAAAATTATTATTAAATAAATTTATAAAGTTTGGTTTACATTCATGAATTATTAAATATAACATTAAAATTATTTTAGTTAAATAATTTTATCTCTCTTAAATAAATGACACTGCTTAATATCTTTAAATCAAATCGTCCGGACTTATCTTTGGGTTCTCTCCGTACGTACACATCGATCGTAAATAACCTTGCAAAGCAAATGGCTATGAAGATTGAGAAACCGGATGACGTAATCAAGCACTACAAAGAAATCGAGAAGCACCTTACGGATGTTCCTCCGAAGAACCGAAAGACCCGTCTCTCCGCTCTCGTTGTCTTCATCGATAAGGAACCACATGCTACGGATGCAGTCGAGTGCTTCCGTCTTCAAATGACAGATGATGGGAAGAAGGCAGACGAGGAAGCAGATGAACAGAAACTAACGGACAGACAAAAGGAAGGTATGATGGAGTACGATGACATCATGAAGATGTATCGAACTCTTGAACAAGAAGTATCGCCACTCATGAAGAGAGCATCGATCGACAAGAAACAGTTTGTTAAAGTGCAGATGTATGTTCTCCTATCATGTCTACTCCTCATCCCGCCTCGACGCAGTCTCGACTATACGGAGTTCAAGTTGAGAGACATCGACGCGGAGAAGGATAACTTTATGAAGACGGAGAAGCGTAAGCCCTACTTCGTCTTTAATCAGTTCAAGACTGCAAACAAGTATAAGCAACAGAAGGAAGAGATACCGAGCAAGTTGAAGAGCATTATCAACGCGTGGGAGAAGCTGAACCCTCATGATTGGTTATTGATGAATAGTAAACAGACCGGTAAGATTAATGCAACACAGCTTACGAACCTTCTCTATGGATTCTTCGATAAGCCCGTGTCGACATCGCTCCTACGACACATCTACCTATCGCATAAATACAAGGACATGCCTACTCTTATTGATATGAAATCCACAGCACTCGCCATGGGTCATGACCTATCAACCGCTCTTCAATATGTGAAGAAGACTTAAAGAGATAAGGATATAAAAGGATATGCCTGATTACTCAAACGCAAAGATTTATAAGATATGGTGTGGAGATGATGTCTACTATGGTTCTACGGTTAGAACATTAGCACAGCGTATGGTGAAACATAGAGAGGGATTTAGTCATAATAAAAAAATGAAGTGTTCTTCGTTTTTGATTTTTGAGAAATATGGATTAGAAAACTGTAAGATAGAATTAGTTGAATTATATCCATGTAATTCTATTGAAGAACTTTTAAAAAAAGAGGGAGAATACATTAGAAATAATCCATGTGTAAACAAATCAATTCCTCTAAGAACACAAAAAGAATATAATGAAGATAATAAGGAACATATCCAAGAACAAAGAAAAAAATATTTAGAAGAAAATAAAGAATACATACGGGAACGAGAAAAGAAATATCGTGATGAACATAAGGAACGAATCAAAGAGGCTCAACGAAAATACAGAGAAGCAAATCGTGAGAAGGCCAGATTGTATTTGAGAGAATGGAGAGCAAAGCATTAGCGTTTAGGTAGTCTTCCATGTCTCCGTAGTTCGCTTAACTCTACGGCTATCTTTTGACGCTTGGCTACGGCAAGAGGAAGAGGATGTTTCGAAAGTATTGCTCCATTGATTGATCGAACCTTATAGCCACGTCCCGAATGGATCAGAGAGTATGGCATTTATTAATAATGAATATTTTTTTGGATTAAAAAAAATATTACTTAATATAAAATGAGTTCATTCCTTACTATCGCTGACGTTGAGAAACACGTCGAAGAGCAAAACATAGTTGCCACACTCCCAACAGAAGTCGAGAAACAAATCATCGATCAAATCGCCACCATGAAAACAGCGGATCAATTAACCGACGAAGAGGTTATGCAAAAGATGAGGGGATTCTTTGATTCACATAATAAAGGTAAGATTACCATTATTAGGAAACAAACTTCTTCGAATGACGACGCTCCGCTGGATGACCGTGTTGAAGAACTACATACGATTGTTCGCCCGAGTCTCGTCCGCCCGCTACCCCTCCGTGCTCAAAGCGGTTTAGTCTATCAAGGTTAGACATTGGAAGACTTGCAACTTCCATGACTCCACCTTTCTTACGCTTTTGGTATTGAACGTCTTTACGACCGGCTCCTAATCCTTCAAAGCCCAAGTCGCTTACTTCTTGACGACCGGCTCCTGCTTGCTCTTGCATCATATCTTCTTCGCTAAGTCCGGCTAAACGGGCTTCATTGGGGTATTGACGCATAAGAGCACGAAGTCCTGCAACCGTATTGATTGCTCTTCGTTTTACACCTTCTGGGATATTTTCTAAAATACCACCTTTGGCAAATTTAGAAACTTTGCCTCCTCGCTTGTATTGTGAGTTTACGTACGTGGCTAATGCCGGACCGACATATGGGATGACTGCACCCACTGCCGAAGTTCCCGCTTTGAGGATTGTTTTTCCTACGTTGGAAAAGAAGTTGCTTACTTTCTGTCCCATGTTCTTTTTATAATAAGTATAGATATTTATTATAAAAATATTTTTTGTTTTTTTAACTTAACGGAGCATCGCAACATTACCGAACAATTTCCACCGACCCCGTGGCATCAATTAAAAGTTGGAAATCGGAAATTAAAACGACGTAGTTCGTAGACGATACCTGAGTAATCGAACCTGCCGAACCAGCCCATGTAAGTTGCACGTTGAGAATCGAGCACGGTGAGCCTTGGAAGCAAAGTCCCTCGTTTACTCTCTGGCAACTTGCCCCTGCTGCCCAGTAGTTCGTCAAGAAGGTGCCACCGGAAGCGTTCGAGTTGCTTGTAGCCGCGGCGGCCGTAGCCGAGTTGGCGCCCAAGTCGGTAATACTGGCGTCGAAAATGCGTCCGAATGCCTTGTTCATTTCGGCAAAAACCAGTGATTGATCGGTATTCGTATTGAGCTGTAAGGACGAGATAAGGCGTCCATCAAGAGATACCTGAAAGCCTGACAGACAGTTCGAAATCGATGGAGCAGAACCGGATGTCGACAATGTTGACGATGGATATTGAGCCATCACCACGCCTCGCAAGGATGATACGTTCAAACCATAATTCAAGTTAAGTGTACCTCCGGATGCACCAAAAGTCATGGGCAAAACGGTTGTCGAAAAGTTAGTGTAGCCGAAGACATACTTCATTCCGCCCATCATGTCTTGGCGGACTTTTGAAACAAAAGCCTCTTCGGGCATAATTTTATCGTACACAATTTGTACGTTCTGCACGAGGATGTTAGTATACACTGGATCGTTAGAACCGGCAGTGTAGATTTGGTAAGCACTTGAAGCCCAATCGATTTGAACTTGAAGGGTGCCGTTCACCAAATAGAGGGGCATTGCCTGTTGAGAGCCCAAGAGACCGAGGAGAGGGACAACGAACGTATAGTTCTGGGAAGTGGTCGACGCGGCAACCGTGTTGAAGTATGGCACACCCGATCCAAGGAGGAGAGAGCCATCATGGTTGAGCCAATCGGCTGATGTACTATGTGTGAGGACTGTATCATATAATGCCCAAGCGTTTTGCTGGTTATCGATTTGTACACTGTTCACGTACGTAGAGAGACGGTTGATACACGCCGTAGCTGCCTGAGCGGCACCCTTGAATGACCATGAACCGTTTGCAACCGAAGAGCCACCGGTCATTTGAAGGGTGAAACGGATATAAGGGTTCATGAGAATGCCGGCACCCGCACCGCATGGAATCTGTACGATGGAACTACCACCGAGTGTCTGGTTGCCTGATAGGGCTGGTACGTTCACGGTTTGGAGAGAGCAAGGAATAGGCTTACTTGTCTTATTTGAACGGAACGCCTCGGGAACGGAGTCGAACGAAGCGGGTAAGATGTAATGAGTATCGCTACCAACTGTGTGAAGAGACATTTCTTTTATAATATAGTAAAAGAAATTTATTTTTTTTTTTCTTCGAAATTACGATCGTTGGTATTTTGATTTCTTCTTTTTGTCTTTTCCAAAGTATTCCATCTTGATCGGTTGCGTATGCCGTATGGGTTCTGGATTAATCGGCTGGTTTGGAATGAGTAGAACTTGTTCCTTCGCACACTGAGTAATACCAGTTCGTCCAATATGACAATGATGTTTAGGTTTCATTTTATTATATGGAGATTTTTTTTATTCAGTATATTCTTTATCAATCTGTTCAATATCTAATGAAATCAAACAGTTGGTAAAGTTTACCGGTTCGACACCGGTGGCTCTATCAATTACGGCAAGTTGAAGCTGTCCGTTCAACTGTTGGTTTTTGAGATGGTAATCATGGAGAGACTGATCGATGCCGTTGTAGGCGGCAACGTTTGACATAAGAGTTAGATACCGTAGAGGTGAATATGCAAAATAAAGATTATCGCTTACGATTTGAATAACACGATTTGTACCGGCACCGGCGGTATCATGATAGGAGACGGCAAGAACGCGTATGCTACATTTACCGGTGATTGGGACGACTTGGAATTTACCACTTGCCGTGGTTAAACCTCCTGCCGAAGGCGTGATAAGGATTTGAACGAGAACCATGTCTTTTATTTAATCATAGAAATAAAAAAGAAAAACAAAAAATCAATGAGGTAATGGCAAAGTAATGCCTTTTTTTCTTAGAAACGTTTCTACCTTAGATGCGTATCGTTTATTTACGACTAATTCGTTTGGCATGACAATGGTTTTACCCAGTTTGTTTTTATTTGTTTGTTTCTCTCCTGTTATCTTTCCGTTGTATCCATTCATGACACCACTCTTCATAATCGGAACGGGTACGACAAGAGAACCATACTCTAATAGGGAAGATATCGTATCTTCATTCTTTACTTTGATTTTTGGGCTATCTTTGATCAATCCACCACGTGATAAATTTCGGGGACGAGTATTAAAGATAGATACTTGCTTACCGCTTTCTGCATGATAGAACATTCTTTATCTATTCACCTATTTTATTTCTTTCCAGTTTTTTCTTATAGAGTTCCAAACGATTCTTTTCCTTTATCATTTGCTCTTCTAATATCCGCTTCTCCTCTTCTATGTCATTAAGTGGTATTCTCATAATATTACCAGATATTTGAGCATTAAGGGCTTCGTAGTCGGGACGAATTACCTCGCGTAGGGTAAATGAAAATGCCCATGGAATCTGTTGTAGGTTCATTGGATTATACGTTAAGTTATCAGTTAGGTAAAAGTTAATCGTTTGGATGGCGTTATCGACGATGTAGAGGGGTTCACTGGTTTGATAAAAGTTGATCCAACTTGATTGTACGGTTGTTATCGGCACCTTATAGACGATGTCGCTTACATCATCTGGAAGAGTAATAAACTCTCTGTTGCGGTATTGCTTCAACGAGCTACGAACGAGGAGGTAGTTAATCGGGTTCAAGACACATGGTTGAGTCGATATTCCGGTTGATGATGAACCAAAGCTTACATTCGTTGGCGTAATAGTTGATATACCGAAAAACCCCGCTGTGTTGAGATTAGTGTTTGTCGCAAAGTTGAGAGTGATAAGAGTTCCAGCTGAGACGGTTGTTCCATCCATGGAAAACGTGATATATCCGTTGCTTGTAGAATAGGAGGAGGTAAATTTAGGGGTAAAGGATGTCTTTCCAACTGGGGCGTTGGAACATTTTTCATAGAGTCTCGTTTGAAACTCTGTAAGGAGAGTATAGGGGGTATAGTTTCCTTGGGTGAGAGTGATTGTGGTAGTATATCCTGTTGAATCGGCACCGTTCTTTATAAATACCGAAAGAATATTCAAAGAGTTAGTGCTATTGAGCTGATAAAAGGTAAACGGAATTTGGACAGAGTTAAAGACAATTTGGAACATACCACGTTTTGCTTGAAGATTGACGATTTCCGCAAAGTTGATATTGAAATTGGTGTTTGTCCCTGATTGTCTCTGGCTTGACGATACGTGATACGTATAATTCATAACTTCGACGAGTGTTGTCATTTATTATATAGAAGAAATTTTCATTTGTAAACTAATCTTGCTGTACACTCACCTCTAATTTATCTGTACGAGTTTCCACTATTTGTATAGTCGGAGTATAGTCTCCCCTAACGCCCTCAATTTCATCGTCTGTTTTTAGGAACGTCATATATGACATGCTTGTTTTTAGCTGATCGTTTGTAGTCCCCCGTATGTAGTCTCTGTTGAATGGTTTAGACATCTTTATTTTAATAAGAGAAATAAAAAATAAACTTTATTTTTTAATCAAAAGATAGATAAACCCCGTACCTCATATGGATTACTCATCTTCTTCAAACGAGACTCGATCGCTTGAACTGCCTCCATGCGTTTTTGAGCCTTACGAACATACTTTTCTGTCTTTGCGTCATCTTCGCTCGAATCACTTTCCTCATCCTCATAATCACTCGTTGCACTTGTATCCTCGTACCGCTTCGGCTTGGGTGCCTTTTTCACGACTGCTTTCTTTTTCGTTTCTTTCTTGGGACGAGGACGAACCGGTTCGTAATCGCTCTCTTCCTCCGTATCCTGAGGAGTGGGAGGAACCGACTCTGGTGTCGGGGGACGTGCATTCCATGCTGGGGCTTTACGAACGTATTTTCGTTTGGGTAGAACCATTACCGCAATCTTGTCCTCCGGAATCACGGATGGAATGTTATTGGTGATAACGTTTCGACGTTCCATAGCTCGTTGCTTATTTCGCTCGATCAGCTTAGCAACGTTCTCTTTCTGTTTCTCGCTTAATTCTCTCTTGGGTTTCATCTTCTCCAAGGTTGTCGGGGCAATCTCTTTGATTTCTGGTGGGGTTGGTTTGGGGAGGGGTTTGTTCACGAGGACAACCTCGCCGGCATCCAACATCTTGTTCTTCTTTCCAGACATTCTTTTATTAGAAGAGATAAAAAAATTATAAAAAATAAAATTTAGATATAACAAGAAGAAAAGTTGAAATCTCAAATCTTAAATCTTAAAAATAGTTCCATGAGTTGGGATTTTTAGAGAAAAATTATAGATTATAGAGGAATTTCCTCTATCCTCGATAAACATACGCGTAGAATAGTTGAACATAGAATATATTTAAGATAAGAATTTAAGATAAACAAAAGAAAGAATAAAATATCAATAGTATAATAAATGATCCACGAACAATCAAGTGAACTAACGAAAGCACTTGCACCCCTTGATAACCAAATATGCCGAGAGGAAACTCCTCTACCTATGAAACCTTGTAATTACGGTATCTTTGCCAAGAAGGGACTCGGCAAGACAACCCTTATCCTTAATCTATTGGAGAAAAAGGAGAGTCCATGGTATAAACACTTTTCTAAAATCTTTTTTATTTCACCAACGGCTAAGAACGATCCAAAGGTACATGAACTCATCGAAGACATAGACGATCAGTATTATGAAACGTTGAATAACGATGTATTGGAAGATATCATCGCCAAGATTGATGCTCATACGGAAGAGTGCAAAAAGAAGAAGAAGCCAGCCTATTGTATCATCTACGACGATTGCATTCATCTCATCAAGAAAAAAGAGAACCGGTTTATGGATATGTTGGCTACGCAAAATCGGCACCGCAATATAACCAATATTTATCTCCTCCAAAAATGGAATACATACCTTCCAACACTCATTCGTTCTAACCTCGATTTAATAAGTATCTTTCGAACCGATAATAAGAAAGAACTGGATTCGTTTATTGAAGAAATGAACATGGATGAAAATATTTTACGTAAGCTATATGAGTTCGCTACGGCAAGTGAATACTCCTTCCTACATATCAATTGCTACCATAACCCACCTCGATTTTATCGTCGTTTTGACCCGATCGAATATCGTAAAAAAGAAAATTAATTTCTTCATAAAGATAAAGAAATGACTCATCCAGATATCCATCCATTCTATGAGACACCAGACAACATGAAAAGAGGAGGAAAGAAGAAGAAGGCAAAGAAGGTAAAAACCGCTACTAATATCAACACACAGAAGGTTAATGTCCGTATTGACTTGGGAGCAATAAAACCCAAAGATAAAGTCGTCTACCCTCAACATAAATCTATTACTTCTACCTCTCGTCTAATCACTCCAAACGTTCAGTTTGCTAACCCACCGAAGAGCCAACTCCCCTCATACTTTGCAGTCCCCAATGGCGTTGGTCTTATCGATCCGGTATCTAGACAGAACTTCCAAGGAGACGGAAACATGAGAGCCGAAGACGTTAGATACAGAGCACCGATAGGCAGTGCACCCAACGCTTCACAGGTTCCAAACCGAACGGGACTTGCTTCGGTTGATACCAGAGCTCGACGAGTAATTCCAACTTCACAAGCTACCGGCGGAGTCATGTCAAGTAATCCTCTTGCAATGAAAGCACCAGAAGCAGTCGTGAAACAACCACGCATTAATACTGTGTTCTATTTCCCACCGGCAGGACGTGATAACGCACCCCAAGCACACGCAAATCAATTAACGGCTACTCCTGCTGGTTTCTTCCCACTTGCAGGACAACAGCCTGAGACAAGAGAGGTTGAAATGAGACGAGAAGCAGAGAGAGATATCCCAGTTAGATATGAGCCAAGTGCTTCTTATGAATCTTTTCGTGGTGATACCGAATTTAAGATACGAACCATGAAAAAGGGAAATCCAAGACACGCAAACGTTAAATCGGGTGAGAGATACTTAGAAAGAATAGATGATTCAGCCGGTCATCAAACAACCGAAGCGTTAAAGTACCGAGAGTATGAACGTCAAAAGAAATATGGAGAAGAATACTACGACGAACCAATGCCAGATGAAATACATCAACATGGAGAGGCAGGAGCGGTAGACGTATACGGAAAAGAGCGTATGGGTGGCAGAGTACAATCGGTTTTTTAATTTTTTTCTTTATATTATAAATGTCAAGACTCGATACGCTACCAAGTGTCATAAACCGAGTCCAACAAGATGCTCCTCTTGTAGCAGTCCCGATAAAAGCCGTTAACGAGAAGTCGATTCTTGTTCTATGCTCCAAGAACCTTTCCCAAGAAGAAATGGATGTTTTCGCTGAATATGGATCGGTTGTCGTATGGAACGATAAGTATGTTAACGTCCCCCTTTCTCAGATACCCCCATTTGATTATCTCATTGGTGATATGTCGTCTAAAAATTTCCGTCTTACCCTCGGCCGAACAGACTTATCCGCTTACAACATTGTCTCTTACGTGAGCGTCCTTCAAAAAGTCGAAGATTTCATCGAGCAAGTCCCGTGCAATAATGTATTGACAAGTATCCCACGCCAAGCTATTAATAAAGCCGATTTCGATCAACAACTTCAAAACGCTAAACTCGTATCTCCGTCTATGGTGAAGAGTTTTTTCAAATGGGTGCTTGGGTGTTTAAAAAAGTAGGAGAATGGTTCTACAACTACTCATGGGGAGCACTTAAAGCATATCTTATTACCCATTCATTAACTTATTTACACGTCAGTCCATTCGTTATTTCCGCTATTCTACTCGCTTTTTAATTTTTATATAATAGTATATATTATATAATTAGCACTTACACTTATTCTTAGGATTATTCTTATCCAGATGTTCGCTCATCTTCATCTCTGGAAGCTCAAATTTGCATGTTTTACAAACAATACCTGAGACGGTATCGTCATTTAGTTCCTCGTCTTCGGTATCGCACTCCCCACAATAGAAGCCTCCACTGCCATCATGAAGGAGCACTTCGTTCTCATGCACATCACAGTAGTGTTTGCTCTTCTCTCCTTCCTCCTTTTCCTCTTTCTCCTTATAAACAAGGTAATCTTCGTATATTAAAAAGTCATCTAATTTCTCCATCACAATTTGATAGAGAAGAATAGAACTGATTTGACGAGGATTCATATTGAATTCCATTCCTGCATCTAACGTAATAAGAATCGCCTTTCCAATACCAAACTCGTTAATCATATCTTCGATAGCACCCGTATATTCACTTGAAATAGCGGAATCAATTACTTCGTGCTTAAAGTCTATATTTTCCATACTGTCAAAGTCTTCCTCTGTTTCGACATTCTCACTATGATATCGCTCATACATATCATCTGCAATCGCCTTCATAAAGTTAGTGAGCTTCGTCATATTCGATATTATTATTTTTAACCTAGTTTTTCCCCTCAAAAATCAATTTTATTTTCTTTATATATGTATTTAATACAAAGATTAAAAATCTTTTTATTAACCGCCTTATTTTGAAAAGTCTTTACGCCCCAAATTTCTTCTTCATGGAGTAGTGAGTGTAGTCAATCCTATGCCGACGACGAATACCTCCCTTTTTCTGAGTTATCTCTTCGTATAGATTGGTTGCCCGATTTGCCAAGTTCGTAATACCTTCTGCGAGATATCGACTCAAAGAGGGCGTTTCTTCAACAAGCTTTTTAGTATCTTGTTTAAGAAAATTCTTTGTTAACATGGTAGCCATTCCGTTTGCCTCTAAACTTTCCATCAAGAAGTCTTGGCAATTGTTGGAGAATGCGTTATAGCTAAAATACAAATCACCCATCTTATTAATTGCTCGACCCACAAAGTCTCGAATGGTTGTTCTACGGATCGGTGCACGCGTCTTATCTGCTCCCTCTTTACTTACAGCAGACGTGCTACCCTCTTTTAGAGTAGGAACAGCTGTCTTCTCGTATAGGTATTTACCATTGATAATAGCATAAGTATGAAACAGAGAATCGGCACCAGCTCGTTTCTTGATGTTATCCCAATCCCCAGCCGTAAGAAGTTG